CTAATTTATAGGTGGTCGGCTGCGCTGAGCCTAGATAAATAGACACAGCATTACCCCGTGACTATGTACAGCGTAGTAGCACTTGGCGAACCAATTGCCGCGTACGCAGATGCCGACAATGACACAATATTTGTGATTGCGCTAGCGCCGGTAATGCCAGTAATGTTGCTGGCTACACCCGGGCCAGTGGCGCCTGTAGCGCCGGCAGAACCAGAAGATCCAGCGGGGCCAGTTGCACCGGTGGGCCCAGTTGCGCCGCTAGTTCCTGTCGCGTTGCTTATCGTGTACGTTGTCCATTGTGCGCCAGCAAGGGTGGAGCTAAACACACGAGCGATTAACCGGCCAGCCGGAACAGTCACGCCGCCAACACGAAAAACATTTGGGTTATTACCCGGGTTCCAAAAAAAGTAATAGTCGCCCGTCGCCGGATCGGCAATATCGTAAGGCGTCATTCCGGTGGAATCGTCAGGCGCAGTATAGTATTGCCTTTTGTTAACTGCCGTAAAATTGTAACTTGAAAACGTGGGTATTTCCCACGCAGTGCCCGCGGGGCCAGTAGCACCCGTCGCGCCAGAACCAGCAGGGCCAGTAGCTCCAGTTACCCCGGTAGCGCCAGTTATACCCGCATTCGCCCCAACGAGTTCCCACGCCGCACCAGTCCACGACCACGTTCGGCCATTGGCCGTATATGTTTCACCGATTGTTGGGGACGGGGGGAATGAAAGTGCCATGGTTGATCCTGTGAATTATCAAGTATCAGTGATCGTTTCGTTGTCCATTCAGACGACCGCTGGCCCAGAGTCAGGAAACGCCGCCGTGGGGACGGTTATGATGGTGCCTGTGTACGCGCGATTCTGGCCGATGGTGAGCCTGAATTCGTCTATGTATCCGGTGTACTGGCGGCCGTAGTATTCGTCGTCACCAATCCTGATTCCTCCGCTGATGTTGACGACCGTGGCCGACGACGTACCTGTTCCGACTCTGGTACCATCAACATAAAGCGACCAGTTTGAGCCAGCGCGAGAAACCGCAACGTAGTGCCACGAGCCGTCACGTAGGTTGACGCCAGATGACTGAAGGATTGGCGATGCTATGTCAGCTGCATACAGAGCAATGTCGCCAGACGTCGAGTCTGCCGAATTCATTAACAACGACCACGCACCGGACTCGTAAGAACTTGGCGAACGGCTAACCAGCGTTGCGTACTGCGTCGAGTTTGTCGTCTGCATGAAAAACTCAAGCACGAAATCGCTGTTTGACAACTCAACAGAATCGGCATCTGCAACCGAGAGGTAGTCCCCGCTACTTGAGAAATACGCGCTCTTTCCACCGAACTTGCTCTGCGATGTTGACTGCGTTACACCTCCTTCCGCAGTTATCGTCCGCGAGTATGGCGACGAATCGACAAAGGTGCCGCCAGTGCCGTCCGCGTGCAAGAGCAACGCCACGTTGTTGTAGAACGCATCTCCATTAATCGGGGTCACGCTACTCGACGGCGTCGAGTAGCTGCCAGTACCAACAGTGTTCACGCCAGCCACCTTGAAAGTGTATGCCGTGCTGTTTGTGAGTCCGGTCTGTGTGTAGCTAGTAGATGTGCTGCCTGTACTTACAACAGTCGCACTGCCACCTGCCGGCGTGTATTCCACCACGTATTCAGTGATCGGCGTTTGCGTCAGCACGGTCGGCGCCGCCCACGACACGGTCGCCTGCGCGTTGCCGGCCGTCGCAGTCACGCTCGTTGGGGCCGGTGGCACGAACAGGGATCGAAGGAACGGATCGGCGCCGGAGCCGCCGCACTCAGCGTAAACTCCCTGCCACTCGTAAATGCGTGCGGTGTCGGTCGCCAAATACAGAACACCAGAAACGCCTGTCGCTGGGAAACCCGCTACCGTGGCGGCGGCAATAACACCAGAACCGTCGCCGCCAGTACCTGCGGGGCCAGTAGCGCCTACGGCGCCGGCAGGGCCAGTAGCTCCAGTTACGCCTGCAGGCCCAGTAGCACCCGTCGCGCCAGAACCAGCAGGGCCAGTAGCTCCAGTTACGCCTGCAGGCCCAGTAGCACCAGAACCGCCGGTCGAAGCCAGCGCGGCAATTGCAGCCAGCGTCACTTTATTCGTCGACGACCCGTCAGCAGTCGATACCGGCACAACGCTCGTACCAACAGCGCCTGTGGCCTGCAACTGATTGATAGCTATTTGTGTCACACAGCACCTTAGTAGAAGCCAATAATGTTACCGCTCGCGTCGACAAGATTCTGCCCGGAGCTGGTGACAAGTTCAACAAAGCCGCTTATCTCTCCGCCGTCAATCACTGTCAAATAATTTAAACAAACGACATCATCGCCTGTAGTTTTGGTAAACCACAAGTTGTCTGCTGTGTTTACAGCAATTTCGCCGACCAACAACGCTGTCGTTGCTGGCACAGCGCCCGCAGTCTCGCTGTGTTTGTTGATGATCGTAGGCATTTGTTATCTAAAAAGTGCCCCCGTCCAACGTCACCAAATCTAGGCTTACACCAGAAATAGATCCACCAGTGATAGCGACGTTGTTGGCTGCCTGCGTAGCCATTGAGCCAAGACCAAGCGTAGTGCGCATAGCAGAGGCGTCTGCGCCGCCAACAAGCGTACGACCAGTTGATGTGAACGACGTCGTAGCAAACGTGTCTGTGCCGCTTACATAAATAAGCTTGTCAGCCGTAACGCCAGTCAGATTGGCGATACGCTTCAGGCGCACGTCAAGTCGCAGCTGGTTGCCATCTTTTTCAAGACCGTCTGTGACGTTTGCGACCGAAGCGGCGTCAATTGTGATCTGACCGGTGCCAGTGAACTGCGTGAATGTCAGACTAGTCGTACCGAGCGTAATCGTGTCGTTCGACGTTAAGACCCAGCCTTGGTCACCGTTTCTTGTGCCTTCGGAAATAAATGTAAACAAGCCAGCTGTAACTTCAGCGCTGCTGTCAGCGTCTGTAGCACGCGACCACGACCCGGCAGCGACAACGTAGATACCGTTTTGCGCGCCGTTCGTTTGGTCTTTTACAAGAACACGATCGCCAATTGCGAGCACAACGCCGTCAACTGTCTGTGTGCCGCTAAGCGTAATGCTCGCCGTGGTGGCTGCGCGAACAGATTGCTTGACGTCTAAGCCCTGCTGCACAGAGTTAACGTACTCTTCTGTCGCCAAGCGCTTGTTCGTCGACGAATATGCGTAACCCGTAGCGATCAGGTCGCCGCCAGCGGTGATATTGCCAGAACCCGATGTTGAAAAAGACGCCGACTGCAACGAGGTAGTAAACGAAGCAGAAGAGCTACTTGCAGTGAACGCGCTGCTGCCAATATTGATGGTCGCGGATGTCAGGCTGGCGCCCACAATCGCGCCACCGCTGCTGACGGTAAACGACGGGCTGCTTGTAGCGTTTTGCAGGCTGGTAACCGTCAGCTGATTGATCGTCGCAATATTGCGCGAGCTGTCGAGAATTAACGCCTTGCCCGCTGCCGCTGTGCCTGCGTTTACGCCAGCCAGCGTATTCAACTCGGCGGCTACCGCGGTGACGGACGTTCCGCCAATCTGGAACGTGCCCGAAATGTTGAGAGTGCCGGCAAATGTGTTGGTGAAGCCAGCCGCAAAAGAATTGCTGGCGCCAAGCTTTGCAAAATTTGTGTCGACATATGTGGTGGTGGCGTAAGCACCAGAACCACCAATTTGAATGATACTACTGGCTGTACCGTCACCGGTATCGCCTTTCCCGTAGTATAAAATATTGTCAATTTCGTTATACGCAAGCTCTGCATTTTTGAGCGACGAGGGCGCACCAGCGGTGCCTGTAATACGCCGACGAATACGTAATGTGCTAGCCATTTGTTACCTCAAAATTCAAAAATTTCCGCCGTCGATAACTTGCTCAAGCCACGTAGTTAAATTGGCCGACAACGCCCACGACTGCTGCGTTTCAATAACTAATACTACCATACCCGCGCGGCGACGATCCATTGGAATAGCGTCACGCTCTGCGTTGTTGGCTACAGCTCTGTAACCACCACTGCCGTATTTATCAATGTGCGTTGGGAACTGGTCCGCTTCTGCGCCGGGAACAATTGGCGCGCCTATATTTGTACCCAGAATTATAGTCATTACAGCACCTCAATAACGATATTTGAGCCATTTTGTTGATACTGGCTGCGGTAAATATTGTAGGTGGTGGCGCCGCCGGAGGCGTTTACGAACACCCGCGAAGTCAAAATCCAAGCAGAGTTTGTAAGGCCGTTGAATTTAAAAATTGCGTCGCCGAACGTAGACGGCCAAGCAAAATAGATGTATTGCGCTGTTGGATTAAATACGCGCGATTGTGTGCGTACGGCTGAGAACTCAGACGTAAGCCCAATAATATCCGCATCTGTAAGCGTTGTCGCGTCAGAAAGGCCCCAATAACGTTTTCGAGCAAATGAGATAGTTGTTGCCGCCGAGTCGTTAATTGTGCCGCTATAGCCAAGATAAGTAAGGCTGTACGAGAGCACATACGATTTTTGCGTAGTGATATTTAAACCGGTCAGGCTATACGTGCGCAGCGTAGACGTCAGCGTTCCGACATCTGTCAAAGACTGCGCGGTAATCGTACCTTTCGACAATGTCCAGTTAAACGTGATAGCGGACACAACCGTGCCGGCCTCAACCTGATTCACGTCATTGGTTAACAGAACCTGCGGCGTATTTGGGTTGGTCGGGTTGCTTATAGCTGTACCGATAAGATCACTTAACGCTTCGTTGACATTTGTGTAGTTCAATCCGGGGTAAGTAAAACGCACACCCGTCGCGTAAATGGGCCCAGAAACACCAACGCCTGTGGCGCCCTGAATACCTGTCGCGCCGGCTGGGCCGGTAGCGCCGATAGAGCCACTGGGCCCAGTTGCGCCGCTTACGCCCGTAACGCCCTGCGGTCCAGAAGGCCCGCTTGGACCGACTGGGCCAGTAACATTCCCGCCGCCGTTGTCTAGGCGGGAATTCATGAACCGCGCAATAATGTCCGCCGAAAAATACGGCGGCAGCGCTCCGGCTAACGCGTCCGGCAGCGGATGCAGAATCGGCCAGCCGTTCTTTACCTCAAACAGCAAACCTTCGCCGTCTGGAATGCCGCCGTCACCACTGGTCGTCTCATCGAGCAGAATGTTTTCGCGGTTCTCGTCTTCAACGACGCATTGCACAGACCCCGAGTCTTGGGTCGTGATAGCGACAATCTTGAGAATTCGTCCTTGCCCGCTCGTGACAATGTAGTCGCCAACGTTGACGTCAAGGCCGTCGTAATAATACGGCACACGCGTCGACGGAGAACCGTGCGACTGCGAGCCAATAAAAAGCGTTGTACTCCACTGATACGGGTAGCCCTGCCACCCGTCATCTTGCGGCCACGTAGCGTATGGCGCTGTTTGCGCCATACTGAACCGCAATATTTTTGTCGGTTGAAACGCCATGGCGCGACTTTTTGTGAATTAGAAGAAACATACAATCCGGGCCGAGCCGCCCGCGTCGCAACCCACTACGGTATTTGAAATACGCACAGTGAACGCCGTTGTCTTTGTGCTGTTCGTTGTCGTCAGCTCGTTGGCCGCCGTGGGGTATCGAGCGTGCCATAGTCCTGTACCAGACGTATAACCCCAGTATGTGACGTCATTAACTGGTCTTCCCACAGTGTGAGTAATCGTTACATCGTTCGTAGCGATAGAAGACGACCAGCCGGCCGGAAGATTTGTAATGCTCGTTGGCGACGAACCGGTATAGGTAACATTAAACTCGTACACGCTGTCAGCCGCCGACGGGCCGGTAGCACCAGTGAGGCCTGTAGCGCCAACCGGACCACTGAGCCCGGAGACGCCCGGAGTACCCGGTACACCTGTGGCGCCTGTAACGCCGGTCTGCCCCTTTACGCCCGACATGCCTGTGGCGCCAGTCGAACCGGCACCAGTAGCGCCTGTGACGCCAGCAGGCCCAGTAGGTCCCTGCGGGCCAGTCTGGCCGCGTGCAGCAGCCACCGGTACACCACCAACTAAAACAACGGTTGGATCAGCTGTGGCGGTTACAGTCGGCGCCGGACCAGTAGGACCGGTAACACCCGCCGGGCCAGACGGACCTGTGGGGCCGGCAACACCAGTAGCGCCCATCTTCTCTGCGTCAAACAGCAGAGCCAGCGCGGAAGCAGTAACCGTCTTGGACGTATAAGGCGCCGTGGACGTGTCAACAATCGGAAGCAGGTCGGCGCCGGTTGGGGTCGTTTTTGCCGGCAGCTCAGATATCTTTTTGTTGGCCATAGTCTGCGCAGCCCCTAGTAATTATTATCGTCGTCTTCTTCGTAGTGCCGTTGCTTATGCCCGGGTTTCTTACTCGATTTCGGGCCTTCCAGCTCATCCGCCGCTTTGTTTAACCACTTCGCCAGTTTTCGAGCGTCTGCCGGTGTTAGTAGGGGCGCCTGACTACCGTAAACGTCAATTACGACGCCTGATTCTGAGTGACCTCCAGCGTCCCAGCTACCGGCCTGTACCGTAACAGTTGGCGATTCTTTCGGATCTGCGCCCGTAAGAATGTTCTTAAATTCTATTAGATCGGGTGTATTTGCGACAACGGTAGCCACTGGTCTTTATTCCTCTCCCATTTTGTTAACATTACTGCCCGCCGTGTTGGATATCTTCCAGAAAAAGAATGGCGATATCGCTGGCGCGACGATAGCCTTCTCTAACACCCCGCTGATAACCATTTTCGTTCGGATCACCCATAGGGGCCGGTTTGGTTGTCAGGTCGGCAATAGTCGCGAGCGCTGCAATAAACTTGTTACGCAGTATACGATACTCGAACGAGCTTGTAATAGCCGAGTTGTCTGTAGTTTCTGCAGCGGCTTTGACCCGCGAATCCAGTGGCACATGCAAGCCAAAGCTACGTAGTCGCCTGCTGGCTTGTAAAAACGCCGAAAAATCATGAAAAGCGTTTGGCGTGTTCGGCACGTATTTCTGCGCCAGCTTATGCAGTGACTTACACACACTTGTAAGCTCGGCCAGTACGTCGCGACGCAGGCTTTCGTGCGTCAATAGAAATTCACGCTCTTTTTCTTTCACAAGCGTTTTCGCGGTGAAAATAAAATCGTGGCGCTCGTTGTACTGGTTAGCCTCAGTACCGACCATTTTCGGGTGAACCCGCGTCTTCATGCTAAGTCCTTTCTGGTTTCGTATCGCGAACAGGGACGCCGTAAACCTTGCTGATTCGACAGAACAGTGAGTAAATCTCGTCATGCGTTATGTCAACATCGCGGTTGGCGTCGATGTGATGTACCGCGTTTGCGTGCGGCCGGAGCTTGGCGTGCGTCTGATACGCTGCGCGCATGCGCTCTCTATCTTTTAGGCAGCGCCGCTCATACCGGTCGCGCGGATTGCCCATGCGCACCTTGGCGTCTTCTGGCGCTAAGTCCAACAAGAAACAAATCTCTGGGCAGACGTAGGATGTCTCCCGAAAAATGTGCGTGATCAGCTCCAGTGAGATATTGTTGATCTCACCTTGATAGACCAGCGTTGAGAGTAGCCAGCGGTCACAAATAACTACAACGTCTTCACTGACGCGCTGCTGGATATACGCCGATAGCTCAGCCCGGGCAGCAGAAAATAAAAGCATCTGTGCTGCAGGCGAAATCGGATCGTCGTTGTTCAGCAAGATCTGTCGGATCGCCGTGCCAATCCTTGTCGTTCCCGGATCGGCAACCAGCTCGGCCGCGACGCCGTCTTTTTTGAGCCGCTGCGCCAGCATGCGGGCCTGTGTAGTTTTGCCGGCACCGTCAATTCCCTCGAAACAAACGAACACTGGAGTCCTTTCCAAATGTTTTAGATATCAGTAATCAGCGGCCGGTGATTTGAAAATCAGGCGCATCGCCAAGAACAGGTTTTGATATTTTGCCGCCGGCTTCGCCCGTAATGCTGTATACGCCCCGGGCAGCCGGAAGCAGTTCAGGCACATTACGAGAAAACAACATCAATTCTTCGCCGTCAGCAAAACGCAGCGCCATTCCGTTGTCAGTATGGCCCAACCCGACAACGCCGCGGTCTAACAGCCACTTAGCCGCATAGGCACAAAACGCTGAAACCTTCTCAGGTGTAGCATCTGGCGTGGCAGCAATATAATCCTCGCCGATCTTACTCAGTACGTCTTTTCCGGGCATATCGCACACCTTTCTTTTTGGGTGGTGACTCGGCAGCTTTCTTTTTAGCCGCTGTACGTTCCCGAAGCGCCTTTGTATTTTGCGCTACGATTTTGTCAAGCTTTGCTTTGCTTTTACAAGCTTTAATTGTCTGGCTTACATCGACCAACAGGTTTCTAGCAGCGTGCACGTACATGCGCAAGACATAGAACCGACTTGCTGCGTGGACAGCTAAAAGATCGCCGTCAAGCTGCGTAAGGATTTTTTTCGCCTTTGGTACAAATGGCAGCCCCTGCTTTTGCAGCAGCACAAGCATGTCACGCGCAGTGCAAATAACGTCAGCTACCACGACGATCTGCGCGCCAACAGGGCTTTGACTCAGTCGACCGCGGAATTCCATATCGCGCTTTGTTTCGACCAGCCGGAAGTCGCGACTAATGTCAGCCACCATTGCCGCCACTTGTACCGTAGCGATTTCAGCAATGTTCTCGAAAGCGCAAGCGCTAACATTCAAAACATCGTGCAGCAGAGCGCTCTGAATAATCGCGCCAATACTGTCCTTGGTGTCATCCGGCATGAAGTCAGCGCGCACGTCCTGATACAGCTTCTGCGCGATTGTCTCTGCCTGCTGGGCGACAGTCGTGCAGTGCGCCAACAAGCTTGCGCCCGTGTTGGTCTGCTTATCGCTGTAATGTTGTTTCGCAAATGCTAGCGTTTGCTGCATTGTCGCGATGTGCATGTCGTTCATCGGCACCTCCATGTGCCGTCAAACCAACCGCAAAATCGTTTGCCAGCCTAGGTCAAAGGCGCGGCGTCGCGTGTTTAGGTTGTGGTTGACGCGTCTGTTTAAAGTATCAATACTCCAAGGCTCAGCAATAAGTGTTTGTAACGATGTGATGATTGTTTCGTAATCTGGGGCGGCATGCGGCGCTCCGTTTTCGTCATAGTCTATTTTGGTGTTGACCAACGCGCCATTCGTTTCCGGGTGAATAAAGTCAGTCTGCGGCGACAGATTGAACGCCAAGACCGGCGTCCCGCAGCTTAAAGACGTCAGCGCGCAAAAGCCGTAATTATCGCATTCCGCCGGATAAAACGTCAGGTCGTGCTCGGTGTATAGCGCTAGCCGCTTTAATAGCGGTACTTTTCTGACAAGAGTCACCCGGCCGTCTGTTTTGCGCCCAAGCGTTTTGAAAAACTTGGCGACTGCCGGAGAAAACTTGCTGGATGAGACGGCTACTGTGATCTGCGCGTCTGGCATGCGCGTAATGAGATACCCCAAAAACCCGAGAAAATTGCTGTTGGCGCATCGGGCATTTCGATCAAACCACGGTAAAAATATCTTTACCTTTTTGGGGTCGACGTTCTGCCGCTTTTTAATCGCCGGCAAGCCCGTGTCGAACGGAATTAGTGTGACGTTTTTAAACTTGTAGACCGTAGTAAACAGCTCGCGGCACTCGGCGCTCATGGCTATCACGTGATCTACACGCTGCATGACCTTACGAAAAGGTCGTACCATCTCTTGCCACATTGGCACTATCAGCGTGTGACAGCCTGAACGCTTGGCGTAATTGACCTGCTCCAGCTTGGGCGGCCGTGTCCAGATCACGGTAGATAGCCCTTTTACCCAGTGAGTGTATTTTGTTTTTTTCTTGTGCAGCACCGCATTGTCATAAATCACGCCAAGTTTGCCCGGCTGATTTTCTGAGTAAATACTGCACTCCACATTCTGAGTGCGTAAAAAGTCAGCGAGACGTATTGCTAAATATGCCTCGTCGCAGTGCGCGTAGTGAGTGTAAATACCTACACGCATTATTGCGGCGGTGCTCCGCCACCTTGGCCGAATTGTTGGGCCATTACCATTTGCCCGCCCTGTGAGCGCGCTTGCTGGCGAATATCGTCAATCATGCTCGTAACAAGAGCATGCATTGTCGGATCGCTACGCTTGAGCTTGAGTAGCTCTGCGTCCTTTTGCGGCTCGGGCATGCTGAGCACCTGATTCGCAATAGTCTGGGCTTGAGCTTGCAAATCTTCAGGTGTGCGCGGAACATTGGGCGCGTTCTGTCGTTGCGCCAAGAACTGATCGACGGGGCTCGGCGGCGGGCCGACCGGTGCCGGCTGCTGCTGGCCGCCACCGCCTTGTTGCGGCTGCTGCGGCTGGCCTGTGGCGCTGGCGCCAGTGTTTCCAGCGCCCATCATCATGTCTGGGCCCTGACTCATAGCCTGCATCTGCTGAGACTGTTCCATCTCTTCCTGCATGCGAGCCTGCTCTTCGGCGTAGATCTTCTGCTCTTCCAGCATGCGCTTTGTTTCTTCCTCGTAATCGAGGCCAACGCTCTGAAGACCAGTTGTCTTGGAAATCTGCTGACCCTGCATGAGTTGCAGCTTGGCCATCTGACGGTTGAGGTCGTCGGCGTGTGTGACACGCTGTAATTTGGCCGTAACGGGCGACCACGACATAGCTTTAGCTACACCATCTACAAGTTGCGACAAGAACCTGTTCAGGTTATGCGGCAAGTGACTCCAGTTCGCCTCGAACAACCGCAAAGCCGCCGGGGCAGCTTGAAGCGTGAGCGTGCCGTTGAACAGCTCTACGGGCATACCAATGCATTTCAGTAGCGTTTCAAGCCCCTGATCTAGCAGCTCTTTGGGCGCCATCTGCGTAGCGTCACCGCCAAGAGCCTGATAGTTCACGGGGAACGGCAATACGTTCCAGCGCGCCGGGTCAGACCGGCGAGCGCGAATCATCGCCGCTACACGAGAAGAGAAGCTGGCAAGGTTAATTGTGTGTACGGGGTCACCAGACTGCGCATCGCCGCCACGAGGTTGCGGCGTGATAACTCGGAACGGGATAACATAATCCAGCGCAATAGCTTCGTTATATCTGTGCAGAATCTGCACATACCACGCCTGCCTGAAGTTCACCAGAATGCGTGAGATACCCCAGCCGCGGTTACGCATGCCGGAAAGCGCATCTTCCTTTAGGTGGAAAATGACGCCCTTGTCGAACATCAGATTCTGACCGTTTTTGATCGCCTGAATGACTTCCCAGCTGGCGCGCTCTAAATGATGTAAGTGACCCTGCCGGATAAGCGTGCGGTAATCTTCAGGAATCTTCCAGATATAAGAAGCGTCGTTCGTGTACGGATCCCACAGCAAATCGATTTCGTGCGGGCTCCATCTCTTTACTGTCATCGATTCGGAGTCGCCGCTGCGCCGATCAATGTGTCGCCAGATGCCGCTGGTTTTGCAGTGCGGACATGTCGCGGTGAATTCGAAGTTCTGCCACTTGAAAGCGCACTGTGAAGAATTGTAAACCCGCTCAAGCGGCATCTCTAAGCCGCACTTCTTGCACGACAAATAACGCCGAAACGGGATCAGCAGGCTGGTAAAAGAATTGCCGTATGTCAGATAGTCCAGCGCGACAGTGTGCAGCACATTCTTGATACTTAACGTGTCTTCAAGAAAGACACGAAACTTTTCTTTTTCTTCTCGGCCGACTGTCTTTTCGCCCGTGTCTTTGATCTCGACGTCGGTAATGAAGTACGACACTACGCGATCTACGGCCTGCCTATACGGGCCGTTGGCATTCATGATGTATTCGCACCACCGCAGCGCAGACTGGATGCTCTCAGGCATCGACAGGCTGGCTACGTCACAGAACGGATCCGGGAACCGCTCGTCGCTCTGCGCACCGCGGCCAAGGGTGTTATAACCCATGCCGGCTGAAGGTTGTAATGACGACACGATGACGCCTCTTGCGCTTAGTTAATTGACGTCCGCGCCGCTTCAGCAGCTCGTCTGCGAAAATCGTTGTCTAAATCGGCGACTGTGGCCTGCTTTTCTGCGGCGGATTTACCGGAAAGCATAGCTGCCGAATCGTGTTTTGGCGAATCTGTATCTACCGGGGGCGTAAGGCCACTTTCGATAATGCCGCGTTTTTCCATGTTTACTGCTCGGTTGGTTGCGCTCTGACAGCCCGCTCGACGAGTAAAACGCAATACTCTCGGCTATCATAAACATACTGAAATCCGGTCGTATGAACAAGGTATAACCGATTATCGTCACTAATCTGTACAGCCCAAGGACGACCGTACGGGTCATTTGCTGGAGGAAACCAGCGTGCCGCGTTTTGCTCAAATCGCAGGTCGTAAATAAGAACTAAAAAGCCGCTCTCCTCAAAGTTCTCAGTATCTTGTCGCGCAACGTTTACAAGCACTTCGTGAAAAAAGGCGGGGACAGTACCAATACCCTCTTTTTCGAAGTACAGCAGTTTCTGCGGCGGACCTACCAGTGTTGTTTTTGTTACAACTGGCTGCTGCGCCGACGGCATTTGCGTAGGTTGCTTTTTCAAGCCAAACGCCGCCATCGGGCTGTAGCTCCTGTCGATTTTTTCGATAGGCGGCATGGCAGACTGTTTGATTAACGGATTCGGCTGCGCGCCATAACTTTCGAGGGCGTCAACTTCTGCATCCAGCTCGGCAATCATGGCCAGCGTTTCGTCGTCATCACGAACGCGGGGCTGTGGCTTAGCCGGCGCCGCAAACGCGGCCTGCTTTGCCGGAACCCGCTGAACACCTGATTTAGATATCTTTGCCAGTTCTTCAAATGCCACGGCTGCGCGCTCCCTTATGGATTCGATGTCGTTGCCAGTTACTGTTTGATTTGCAAACGTCAAAGCCTGTGTCACCCGGTCCGCTGTCATCTGCCCAAGTGTTAACTGACTATTCATGCCGTCAGGCTCGACATTAATAGCAATGGCGCTGCGGTCGTGTGGGTTAAAATTAATAGGTGTGCCGCCACCATTTGACGGAGCGACTACTACACCCTTTAGTCCGCGCGGACCGCCGCGCATAAGGTCAGCCATCGACCGACCGTTCTGCAAACGTTCTTTTGCGGGATCCCCATACTGCGACATAAAAGCTCCAATAGCTAAAAAAAACGGGGGGAGCAGCCTTACGCTGCGTCCCCCCGGAAAGATTCTGGCTTCAGGTCCGGGCAGACACTGTATAACCGATCCCGCGGGATTTGGAAATACAAACGGCCCAGCGGTACCCCTTCGCCGCAGGCGACTTTCACCTGCGACTGCGCTGGCAGAACCTCTGCCAGCACAGCCCCTGAAACTAAATGCGCTACTACTAACCCGAGCCCATCATTTGCTGAGAATGTCGGCAACGTACATGGCATGGCGTCTATTTTAAGTAGCCAATCCAGCACATCTTGTTTCGGGTTAATAAAATAACGCATTACATTGCCTCTGCCGTTGCTTCTACGGTGTCGTACACCGAGAACCGATTGGCCGGAGTCCAATCAATCGGAGCCAGAAACGCGCCGGTATATGGCGCCGGCATATCCTGCCAGTCTGCAATGTCGCAGAGCTGGATAGATGACAGCCGGTTCATGACCAGCGGCTGTTCCGGGTTCAACGCCGCAACGATCAGCTCCTGATCCGTAGCCTCGCTGGCCACTCGGCGGCTCACCTGCCGGCGGAGATAGTGTGCCGCGTCTGCCGGCTTGTCGGCAATCACGGATTTGATATCCACACCGACCGTCACGGGCGCCTCTGGATTCAACAGCGCTTCACACACTGCCGACTCAGAAAACTCCATGTCAGGAGCCGAAGATCGAATCTCGGCCGCCAGCTCCTCAAACAGCGCCGGATCTTTCTCAGCCTGATCTAACGACTCCAGCCCGCGGCGGGCCAGAATCTTAGCCGCCGGGTTTGGAAGCCGCACTGTCATCTCTCGCACAGACACGAGCGGGTTGCGGTCCTGCGCACCCAGCACGGGTGTGTAGTCCTCAACAAATCGGCCGTTAGGCATCGTGAGCACAGACGGCCACGCCGGCTTTGCCAGTACCGGCGCCTCTCCTCGCTTGCACGCGAAGCCATAATCCAGCAGTCTATGCATGGCATCGATAGCCCGCGTAGCGAGCACCCGATGATGCGTCTTGTTCAGATCCATCTGCGCCATTCGCCCGCCGGGAATAATTGGGGCTCTGAAATCCCACTTACCCTGCGTGACAAACACCAGTCGACCGTTACAGGGCCGGCTGATCGCAATCGACACCGTCAGGCCGCCTTCGGCCATCGTCTCAAGAATTACCGCCAACGGGCGAATTTCTTCGAGCCCGTACCTAATCGGATCGTCGAACGTCCGCGCCTCACCGGGCAGCCAGCTTACCGCCGCCAGACCTTCGACCAGATGGCCGATTCGATCGAACTGCTGGACCATCTTGGTTTGAATTTCGCTGAGTCTCATGTTTCTGTCCTTCTGCACAAAAGGTGTTTGTTGTTGTCGCTATATCGCGCCTATTCTCACCGCTGAAATACTTATCACCAGAAAACTTATCCCAATCCTCTGGTGAAACATCTAGATCGTAAAGCTTGACACGGATCATGCCGTTCTCAAGCTTAAATTGTTTCTTAACTGACAGGCCTCTGAACGTTTTAAGCAGAGACATGCATTGCGCCTCCATTTGCAACTCTACGGTTGCAGCAATATTTACCACGACGAACAACACAACGTACGTCGCAGTAAATATGCCCGGTTAACGCAAAAAATTTAGCTGTCAGGATCCGGCAGAATACTGTCAAAAACGTTCATCACGTTCTCGTTGTCTTCTGGAAAAAAGTCATCTGACTGGCTCGCCCGCGGAACCTTGGGAGTTTTAATCTCCGGCGGGTCTTCAAGATGGATCGGGTCGAGGCCCAGATATCCTGTGTCGTCTGGTTCCAGCTCCGCATCTGGTGCCGAATAGAGCGGCAGGTTTCCCCACGGCGTAAGCAAGTGGCGAAATGGCGGTTTAGATATTTGAAGCCGTAAACCAGCGAACGTAAATACAGATACGTCTCGGTCGATAAGCTCGCGTAACCGCGTGGCTAGCTTATCCAGCGCGTCAAACTCTTCAACGGTATATGCGCCGTCAGCGTGAAGAATTGCGGCGTAGTAATTTCCGGGCTGCGGCACATCCTTGTTTTCCGCTTCTGCCATTATTCGTCTCGCATAGTAAGTGGGTCTTCTCCGGTAAAACCACCAAGAATTTCTGCCGAACGAACAGCGCCCGGTATTTGAATTTGCGCAGCTTGTGAATCGAGCATGCGCACAATCGGCGGCTTATCAAATCGGCCAGATAGCAGTACGGCACCTTTGTTTGTCAGGGCTCCAAACACAGTTATGTTTAAGAACTCAAGTGTCTTCGCCGTCGGATCTGGGACAGGCAATTCGTAGTAAAACGTGCTGGCAAAGAATTGCGTTTTTGGGCACGAGAATGCAATACCGCCCAGAAACGAAAAACACTCTTCTTTTCTATCGGTGTCAATACCATAAATCCGCTTATCCCAATTCACTGGCGTTACTCTACCCGGAGGTGGCATAACGCCTAATCCGCGGAAAAAAACATCGTCGCCTTTGAGGTCTATACAGAACGGTCGCAAGTCGCGTGACTCGGCGGGGAACCGCGCATCAAACTCAACCACTGGATCACGATCAAACCCAGCGTGCGTAAACAACAGCGCCGGCGTGAACAATACCAGCGGCTTTTCACGCCGGCGCAAAGCTTCGCTGCACGAAATAGCCTGAATAGCGTCAGCGCTTGTAATCGCCTCTACTTCAGTAAACGTGTCTGGCCGTTTCATACCGCCCGCGCTATTACTTTTTCTTTACGTGCTCGATGCCAGCGTTGGTTGTTTGAATCAGCAGGATCAGAATAAACGCCGCGTCTACTACGTTATCGATACCGGTAGATTTGTACTTATCGGCATTGAACGCAGCGCCAAAGTTTTTGTTGGCCGCGGCAATCATTTCTTCTTTGCTTGCCTTGCCGTTACCGGTGGCGAACTTTTTAATTGTACTGATAGCAAAACCGTTGCATAGCATGTTGCCTTCTTCGGCCCATGTTGCCACGGTTACCTTCATGCCGCCCAGTACCTCAGACGCTGTAGCAACACGAGAAAGTACAGCCGGAATACCGAATTTTTTGTTAACGAAGAACTCTTTCGGCGGCGTGTACTTCACGTCTTCGTAACCCAGCACGTCGGGATTCACGACGTTTAAAAACGCCCGGAGCCGCACGAAACGAGCGGCTTTGGATTCCAGCCCCTGCGGCGAGAGATCCCACTGGAACAACTGCAGTTTTTCCTGCAGCAGCTTTTTGCCGGGGATGTGGTCGTAGATACCTACGCCGCAGTTGCTACCAAGATCGAGCCCAATAAACCGGATTGCGTCGTCTGACTTCTTTGCCAACTTGGCCCGGAACTGATCCGGGTCTTTGTACATCCTGTACTTCGGCATTATTTGCTTTCTATCGGCTGGGCCTAAATATTTCTCGAACTCGTTGCAGCAGCGTCTTAGGTTGTACAGCTGCAACTGACTGTGTCGTCATTTGTGCGGCTGCAAGCTTTTCGCGTGTGGCTTCAAGCTCTTTATACATCACGTTTAGTCTTGCCTGCAATACGTCGTTGCGCATTCGCAAATGATCCGCTGCAAAATCTGCGTCGTACGTTGGCGCACCTGTCGCCTCCGCAAACACTCTTACGGCCGAAGAGAACCTCGCCATATTTGTCTGCGCAGGTGATTCTTCGCCAATAACAGAAACTTCGCGTACAGCCAAGAACCAAGCGGCGCAGCATACCTCACCAATCGCAGCAAACAATACCTGCCGCAGTGGGTAGCTGAATTCCACAAAGTTCCGTCGGGCCAGAGCCTGCTCAAAACTAGTCACAGGATCTGCGGCATTTACAAAGTCTCGTTGCGCTGCCGCGAGAGCTTCAGCAATTTTGACGACGTCGGTTTCTTTGATGTTGTGTTTTTCGTACCACTCGGTCGCTTCTGGAGACAGCGCCGCAAGATCCAGATTTTCAATAGCGCGTGTCATTAGCGTTGGCGTGATGTAAGCATAGTCCCGATCTGGATTATACATCGGGCCATTATCGCCTTTTTGCCTGTAGCCAATTGAGCCCATAACGAGTCCTTTCTTTTGAAATAGTTATTGCGCTGTTGCGCGGTGACTACTTACATGCTGACAACGTATACACATAAGACCGCTATCTTCTGGATCAAAAAAGCCGTTCATCTTGCAGTTCTCGCAATAGCGCGATTCGTACGTTTTAGGATGCACGGCATGCTCGCAGAGATCATGGCCAACGAAACAACTCACGCACGAATGGTCGTATCCCTGCGGGCAAGGCTGTGCACGGCAACGAACTTCCAGCAGACCACGATTGGCTTTAATCATGCTGCCGGTGGCGCTGACCCGCGAAAAATATGGCGTTTCGCCACTACGCCCGGCGTCGATATGCGCAAAGAAAAGCAGATTCACAAAGTGCATCGGCGTCGTATAGGGATACTGACCCCACGGCGCCGAGAACCCCAATGAGCGCGAAATAGCCCGGCAATTACCGTCAGACAGAAACTGCGTAAAACCCATCGGGCACGGTGTGCCAGCAAGCGCCCGACAAAACAATAGATGCCCGGAGTTATTCTTACGGAAATACG